TTATACGTTGAGTTCAAACTTTATATCTTCATTACCGTTAAGAAGTTCTTTTGTACGCTCTATATTATTTTTATAAATGTGCACATTAGCAAGATTGAGCGTTATAGACTTTAAAGGGAGGTCTATTTGCCTTGACATTAAGTAAAGATGATAAATGTCTGCTGGAAGACCTAAGTTAGCATCAGAGCTTCTCTGAAAGGCTGATATTACAAGCTCACCTTCATCTATTTGGAACTGTACAAGGCTAAGACATGGTGCTTGATTAGTTTCTGCACCAGTCTCGCCTAAGAACAACACATAATTCTTGCTACTACGCTTTTCATGATTTATCTTCTCTATCAGCGGAGGCAATTTCTCCAGATATGTAGGATAACTATTGACAAGGATTGAACCACAATAATCCCACCAAGCAATACCTGCCTTACGATACTTTTCAATCTGCCTTTCACCTTGCATGAACAGTTGTAACTCATCCTTTAGCTTCCTACGTGCTATACCGTGAGTTTCGAAGATGTCGAGTAAGTCTGAAGGAGTAAGTGTCAGTTGTTCGTTCAACAGATACCTAATTTCCCCTTTCTTGTTACACTGCTGCTTTCCTGTATGAATGATTCTGTCTAAAATCTTGTAGTATTTATTCATCTTTTTATCAGCATTTGAATAGTATTTAACCAGCATTCTTATACAGCATCATATCTGTATAAGTTGAGTTATAATTCATGCGAGCATTGAATTCCACCTTAGTACACTTCTCAAATGGATTGCCGATATGCTTATTTCGACCTATCCAGTCACAGAGTTCAAGTATAGACGACTTATTGCTTGTGAAGTAAACAAATGAATGTCCAGCAAGAACCGACAGTACATCGAGGTAATCTGCAAGCTTCCAATACATCTTATAAGTACCAACTTCAGTACTGAGGTAAGGAGGGTCAACCAAAAGCACGACATTTGGAGTATCCTTATACTGATTAAAGACTTGTTTATAGTCTGCTGAAACAATTGTTAAACCATCCAAATAGCCATCACAAAGCGGATAATCAGTAGAGCGAATATTGTTATACAATGTCTCCTTACTCATTTCGTCAATATTCAGACAATACTTCATTGAAAATAAGAGAGAAGACGATATCGTAATGAAGTCCAAATAACCATAACGTTCTTGATGTTTAATTAAGCACTCAAAAATCTGTTTGCGTGCTTCTCCAACAATAGGCTTATGCTTAGGTAGATCACGAACTATCTTTCTAAGTTCAGAGAGTAATTCATTAGTCTGTGACACGTGTTCCAGACGTAGCCTATATCCATCAAAATCATTATACACGACTTTAGAATGTGGCTTCTCGGACTTTGTAATATGCGACAACAAGCCACTGCCTCCGAATAAATCAACAAATGTTGTTCCGTCTGGGAACTGTTCTAATACCTTCTTAAACTCTTTTGCAAACATCCGCTTCTGACCTACGAAGGGAAGCGGAGCAGAATAATATTTTTTCTTCATAATGATGCAAAGGTCGTAAGTTTTCTTTTCACAAACATAAGCGTATATACTGATTACACTGCAAACAAATTGCAGTCTGTTTGAAATCGCTTAATAAGAGCATAAACTTTACGCTCGCTAATAGCATATTTCACAGCAAGAGCCGCTACTATGTAAGACACTTTCTCACGCTTTGACAACATCCGTCTATATTCTGTATATAAATCTATATAGTTTGTGTCATCCAATCTAACTCCAGCAATATGGAGGTTTCTTAATAGTTCCCTGTTAATTTTTACAATCTCAATTATCTTCATATCTAATAAATTTCGTAAATTTGCAAAGCCAATCACTTTTATTGTATAATAAAAGTGATTGGCGTTGCTTATTAACAGGCTGGGGGCTTTTTAATTACCCCTATTTCAGCACAATAAAAGTTGATTATACCATAATATTTTTTTCTGGCAGAACTGACTTAACTCATCAACAGAGGCGTTAAAATAAAATCAGTTCTATCATAGTTATACTTAATCTCTAATTGATCATTTGAGGTTGAAGAAAAATATTACTTTACTCATTGACCGTTACATTGAATATAGCACTCCTTCCGTTTCTTGTGTGTAAGAGAACTTTTGTTTTCCCTGGACTCTTTGCCACAATTTCAGAAACGACCATATCCCCATGTGACACAATAGACTCGTCTTGTATAATGTACTTAATAGTACGATCAAAAGAGTTAGGTGTGTCACATAATATCCTATACTTATCTCCAACTCTAAGAGTTACACTCGTCTCCTTTAACACAATAGAATCAGGATACTGATTTCCATCTGACAATGCGTAAACTCTAATCCAGTCACATCTCAACTGAGCATCCTCAATATTAGAAGAGACAGTGTCTCTTTCCCACATCTGCACACTTACTAAGAGATATTGCCTTAACTTGTAATACATGCTTCCTTTAACACTTGTCGTGTCAAACGTTCCAAAGAGTACACCATCAAAATACACCTCTATCTTATTAGCATATATATCTGCCCGATAAATGTGCCACTTTTCATCGTTATTTCTAATCGTGAAGCTCTTGTTTTCAACTCCTGCCGTAGTGCCATCGCCAACACTATCTCCACTCCAAAAGTTAACATCTATTCGAGGACTTGATCCGAAAATCTCAAAGATGTCAAGCTCTGAATAGTCTGATGCGCCATTTCTAACGGAGTAGCAATCGCTCCCCCAAGTCCAAAACGCTGGCCAGAATCCACTTATCGTTGGCATCTTGAACTTTCCCTCAATTCTTACGTTTCCTCCGAAATCAAAATTACCCCGTGTGTGAATTTGCCCTGCTGATGTCTTTCCGCTAAAACTATTCTTAGAGCATGTTATTATCAATTGAGAGTTGTTTACTAACACATTCTCTTTGGAATTTACATACCACATTCTTTTATTAAAGAAGCCATCGTCAACATTCCACATTGACTCATCAAGAGAGTTACCCTCAAAATCATCTTCAAAAAGCATTCGACCTTCTCTCCGTGCCTTTACTGCATCAAGTTCGCTTTTTAACTCGAAATCAGACAGATTGGATAAATTTCTTCTCGATGCAAGCATTGAGAGATAGCTCTCAACACTTGATGTATCATATAGAGAATCTGAGGAAGACGTAACTACACTGACGTCTTCATTTCCTGTTTTCAATTTAATTCTTTTCATACAACGCACCTATTAAGTAAACAAATCAGACAAATCCTTCTCACCATCGTACACATCAACATGCACTATAACCTCGTGATAAGTATTTAGTTTACACACTTTAGCTACAGGGTACTTTTTTGTACCATACTCACTGGAAAACAGCGTCCATTCTCTTCCATCAAGAGTATAATATAAATTTCGTCCAATAGCCTTCAAACCTATCGGGGCATTATTTCCTATTGTGGCTACAATAACTTTTTTCTCACCCCAAGTATCCTTACTTAGCCTATTATTACTGTTATTAGAAGCATCGGCGGAAAAACCAATACCATGATATGCCAAATCGTCGATATAAAGGCCGAAGAATTGAGCCGCAGAGTACTTAGTATCAGATTTTCCTATTGTTTTAAGGAAAACTGTAAAATCTTTCTCGAAGTATGATTTATCAATAAACACTGGCTGAATAGGCGCATCTTCATAAGAGTACACCTTCTTAACGACTCTTGTTACTGCTATAGTCTTCTCTGCGATTATGGAAGAAGAGTGAGCTGATGTTGCACGAACCTTCACATTACTATTATTTGCGCCTGTCTTAATCACAAGAAGACCGCTGTCAGTATCTATAGAAGCATAATCACCACCCTCTACAATACTCCATTTAACACTATTATAAGTTGTATTAAGAGGTTCAAACGCACAGTGCAATTGCGCTGTACTACCACTATAACTGTCTTCTGCTATAATAGCGATTGACCGCAGGATTTCAACTTTTTTTCCTAATTCGACCTTTCCAAGATTTAGGCTCGAAAAATCACTATCCTTTAATATGATTGCTATACCCATATATATATTAATATTTAAACTGTAAGTAATTATTGTGCTCTGAGTTAACCTGAAATCCTATATTAAGGTTTGCGTCTGTAACATAGAATCCGATCTCCTTTGTTTCAAAAATAGGGATATTTACTGACGATGCTAAAAGCGACAAAAAGTGAGCAGATAGTTTCGCAACATCAAATCCGTCAGAATCGATTTTCATAATGATATTCCCAAATTTATCTGACACGAAGAAACCATCTCCTACTGTTTCAATAGGCGTTTTTTCCCTAAGAGGACTGATTTCTTCCGTCACTGCCTTCTGCGACATCACAGAAGTTGCACTGTCGCCTGCCTCCTGCGCAATAGAAAGAGTCATTCCACCACTGACCTTTCCCATCAGCAGCCAACCTGGCTTCTGATACGCATAAATATTACCATTCTCGGAACTATCTGTGTGTGCATCGTCATAGATGCTTACTAACTGACCATAGCGGAGAGTCTTGCCATTAGTCCCGACTGGGTCTGTATCAGCCTCCATAGCTGACTTAGACTGATAAACCTTTTTAATACCAAGTCCATCAGTAGACTGCTCCAATGAGGCTATGTATGCTAATGTATCCTCGTGCAGCTTACCCACCTCTTCAGGTGTGATACTATCTACTTGACTTTTCTCTTTAAGTTCCTTTGCTCGCTTGAGCAAACTGTATATTGTATCCATTATTACTTTTTATTTTGGAATGATGAAATATGTGTTAATAGGACAGTTATCTGGAGATGGAAGACTGGATGCTCCCAAGCTTCCTATGAGTTTTCCTTTCCCCGATAGCACTTGGATGTGAACAACTTGCTCCTGACCATTGTCTGAGCTTACTCCTACAACAATAGCACCAGAGACAACAGGTGGTACGGACACTCGTGTCGTAGGGTATTCGAAGATTACTCCAGGACCATCAGTCCATTCTGACTTGTCACTTCGTACATCAACCTTTATAATAGTATAGTCAGATCTCACTTTAGATTGTATTTGTCCTGAGTAACCATTCCTCAGTACCCACGGCATATCATTATATTCTGTTTCAGACAACTTAACAACTATTGATGGAGCTATAAGGTCAAAGAGCGTTTTCAATTCACTGACATTAAAGACACCTTCTGTCTTCTCAAATGTTAAGAAAGCCTCTGCAGTTTCTCTACAGGCACGTTCCTGACCATCCTCGAATGTGCGTACATCAGAAGTAGATTTTCTAACACCAACATATAATGGATCATTCCAACTATGAGCAACCAGTGTAGTTTCCTTTATCTCATAAATGATTCCATCAAGCACCAACCAGTTCTTCTTAGTTTGAAAAGTAGTAGTCTTATCTCCTTCATTAAGTTTCTTCAACTCTCCTTGGAAGCGTTCAAGCAGAAAGGCTGATGTGTTAGCACCAAGAGCCTGAAGAAGTGCAGACATCTGATTGGTTGGATTCTCCTGTAATGTCTTGATATCATCGATGTAGAGGGGCTGTCCGCCCTCGCTAAAGAGTATCTTATTCATATTCGTATATTTCTATGCGGAAAGAGCGTCCCGCAGGTTTATAATGATTCAATAGGTTTAATATAGTTGTCAAATGCTGTCCGCCATACTTATCTTCTGCAGCAGATGTAGAGGTGCATAGAAAAGACGGCACATAGACAATAAAAGAGGCCTCTTTAGGTACATCGTCATAGGCTCTGATGTACAAGGGAGAACTACCACTCACATAGACAGGAGCAAGACCTTCACTCTTGAAATGTAAAACTGTCTGAACTTTCTGCCCTGCAGATACTATGTATATTTGACGTTTTGTAAGGAAGAAGGCATCATTCAGAACCTTTTCTATGTATTGTACACCTGCAGTAATGGTGAGTCGATTCAAGACATCGGTGCGATAACTATAGAATCGATTATACAAGTCTCTTATTCCTCTCAGCATTGCTTTGAGCAAAGCCACAATCACCTTGCTTCTCAATATAGGAGGTAGCAATTGAAAACCAAGTTTTATAACATCCAATTTATACCACATAGACTAATGCATTTCTTAAGTTAACAGGAGAAAAACTTCCGCTAACAGCGGTATAATTATTACCGTTGATATCATTATATGTCATTCCATCTGTACTATACTTACATGCGTGGAGCTCCACATCCAACACACCTTCCACATTCTGTATAGCATCAACTAATTTTGTCTTATTGAATGTGCCACCATAGATTATATTTCTGAGATAAGCGTTTACTGCATTCTCAACAACAAAACTACCGTCTTCGATTCTTGTTCCTGTCCTGTCAATTACCAATGGGTCGATACGTATCGTTGCAGTGATACTGATACTATCTGCAGGTAAAGAACGAACCGAAAGAATGACACCTGCTATTTTAACGCGGTTCAAATATTGTTTGAACGCTGTCAGAACATCATCTGAAAGAACAGTTGGCTGCCCACCTGTTTCACCTGAAGCAAGTATCTCTACGGAAGTTCCTCTATCGCGTACAGCAACATACTTGACGACCCGCTTCTTCTCAGATACCTGTTCATAGCCATATTGCTGTGTCGCCTCATTAAAGATTAAAGCATCACCATACTGGAACTCTTTTGCAATCTTATAGTACCAAGGTACACTTGCTACAACGGCACGACTGATCTTATCGTCTACATCTGCCTTGAACTGGTCGAACAGAACCTCCAGTACATGGCTACAGGCAGCCACGATGTAAAACAGAATATTCTCGATACTAACCACAGAGAAACTATCATCAAAGGTATCGTTCTCCGATAGTCCGTATCGTTCTCTTACTGTACTATCCGCCATAAAGGCATTTGTCATTGTTTGTTTTATCTCTGCTATACTACGAGCCATATTTTGTTTACTTTAATTGAACTGTGGCGAGAACTCACCACTGAATACCCTTAACTTGACATCCGTCATACCTCTCTCTGTTGCTGGAGATACATCATTAGCCTTGCAATACTGTTGTATTAATTGGTTGTAACTTACGTCAGGAAGTTGTAATCTGCTTCCAGCCTCTAACGTATCAGTCATACCAATAGCATTAGCAGCAGCCAGAGCTGGCAATGCTTCCAGCGAGCCATACTCCTGTATAGCTATGTCAGCCAAGGTCTGACCATCTTTTACATCAACTTCCATCTTATTACGAAATAAAGAGCTAACATCATAAGAATACCGAATGCAAGAAAACCTGTTTCCATTGCTCGCTTTTGAATCCAGTTCAATTCTTTTTCCTTGTAAACTATCTTTGGTTTCTCCTTATATTGTTTATGATCCTTATCGTGTATCGTTATTCGGATTGTGTCATGCACTGTTGTAAGACCTTCTACCTTAGCTCCTGGCAGACTTTCTAATATGTGTGTGAGGATACCGTTATGTATTCTTGCCGTTGAGCGATACAAGGCATTCTGCAAAACTGAAACTGAGTCTTTCGTTGCACGCTCCTGATGATACTCTGGCAACAGCAATGATACTGGCGCAAGACGTTCTGAAACTCTTATGGTGTCGTAACTGACAACGTGCAACGTGTCGGTGCTTATGCTCTCTACAGGTACATAGACCTTATGAGAGCATGCAGAGAAAAGGAAAGCAGTAAGGATAACTGCTAATAATACTTTAAATGTTTTCATATTGTTATTGTTAGATGTTTGCGTACTCAGTCTTTGCATCGAAACAAGGGCAAACCTTGATATACTCGTTTGAGGTGATTCTACCATCGTGGTTCAAGTCAGGAGAAAAATCACGGTGTCCCTGAATAACTGCCGTAGGGTACTTATTATGCAATAGCTTCAACAGTGAGCGCAGACTTTGCTTCTGTTCCTCTGTGCGATTATCAACAGGTTTACCATTGATATCAATACCGCCAATATATGCTACATTGATAGAAACGGAATTAAACCCCTTCACGCCATTGCTCACCTTGTCTTCATCAAGCAGCTGTGTAATCTTGCCGTCTGGGCTGACCACATAGTGATAGCCTGGATTAGTCCATCCTTTCCGAAGGAACTCCTGTCGTAGGCTCTCAATAGTCTGTGACTGATGGCTCGCTGTACAGTGCACTACAATATACTTAATCGTTCTCATTCTTCCTCCTTTCCGTTCTTGGAGTTGACAACTCGGTCGATGTAATTTCTCACATCTCCCCATTTACTCTGAATGTAGATACCCACACCGAAGATTGAGCCGGCATAGACCAAAGTCTGCGACACATACCACAGCACGCTGTCTTTAACATCGCCCCCATTAAAGAAGAAACTCAGAAAAGCCATTGCCACACCACTTGCAAGCAGAAATATGGCTGAGCCGTATTGTATCCATTCCTTCGTGTTTCTTTGCATATTGCTTAAGTTTAATATTGTGCATCTATTTCGATGCTTTTGGTTGTTATTTTTATATTAGTCACAGTTTGTCTGTCCATCTCCAGCTGCTTCGTTTTAAGCTCCTTACGAAAGGTGTACAGATTGATGAGTAAAAAAAAGAGTAGACAAGTTGTTTGACCATTAACCTGCCTACTCATCAACTTATCTACTCATTCTTTTTTACATAGTTCCTTCCCCTGAAGGAACAGGTCCTACTGGTTCAGGTCCTACATGCTCACCTCCACCTGTCTTCTGTTTCTTCTTTTTCTTGGCAAGGGTGTAGAGTGCAAACTCACGCACATTGGCATCGCCAGTGAGCTTTGGCGTACGGAGTACTCCTGTTGCCCGACTACGCAGTTTTACGCTCTTGATGTTCTTTGCAGGCAGGAAGTCTTCCACAGAAGCTGCACCCTGTGTGCGCAATCCAGCCGAGAAGATAGCGAGGTCGTCAATCTTGACGTTCTTTCCGTCAATAATGATTTCCTTGATGCAAGCCACCATATCGCGCAATACACCATAGATGCAACCTTTTGAAAAAGGCACATTGTGCGTAGCCATGTAGTCGGCAAGCTGGCGGAGGTCGATGGTCTCTTCGCTTACGGCACGTGCATAAAACTTCTTATAGCCCGCACTCTTCTTGTTCTTGTTCTCGTAGATTTTGTAACGAATCATAATTGTTTTTCCTTTCTTTACTTATTAATTAAACATTTTGTTTTCTCTGTGTGTAATCACATTGCAAAGATAGGAAGGGTGCGAGAGTGGGTAAAGGTTTTCAGCGGTTAGCAGGGGTTAGCAGATATTTTTACTTGTAATAAGATTTCCAAGTAATTTATTGCAATGATTAAATATGTTTTGTATTTTTGTATCCAAATATAATTTTACATGAAAAGAGCAACTACAATACCAGAACAAATTAAACTTTTAAGAAATCGTGGAGTACAGATTAATAATGAAGCGAAAGCAAAGGAAAATCTATTGGATATAGGTTACTATCGCTTAGGATTTTACTTCTTTCCTTTTGAAATATCATATCCTAATCTGAATAACCGAAATCATAAGATGAAAGCTAATACATGTTTCGAAGATGCCGTTACACTCTACTACTTTGATTATGATTTGCGTAACATGCTTTTAAAATATATCAGCAGAATAGAAGTTGCTTTTCGCACTTACCTTACCTATATATTAAGCAAACGATATAAAAACATTCCTTGTTGGTTTGTTAGTCCGAAAGTTGTAGAGCAGTTGTTCATCAGCAAGTTCAACAATAAATGCTATAAGGAAGTGAAACGCAACATAAATATAAAACGACATCACAAGAAACATAAGGGTAGCATTTATGCTCCAGCATGGAAAACGCTTGAACACATGACGCTTGGAAGTGTGCTGTTACTCTATAATAATTTGAAAAAGACAGATGATCAGCTACTCATTGCAAAGCATTTTCAGATAAATAAGGTCGCTGTTTTTAAAAACTATATCGAGGTTGTAAGATGTATACGCAATGTTTGTGCCCATGGTGCCGTGTTATACGATGTGCGGCTTCATCAGATGGTAAAGAAAGGACCTGCTGGGAAAATTACACAAGGCGAAGCGTATAGCCTTGGTGGTGCAATAAAAGTGATAGCCTATCTTATTGGTGCTATCTCGAAGAATCGGCAGCACGACTTTGTTATAGAACTGAATAAGGCTTATACTACATTAAAAAATAACTCTATCAACTTAACACCAACAGTGGAACAAATTACACACATGAAGTGGGAATTGTCTGATATAGCATCACTTGAAATCTAAAAAATAATTAAAAAATATCGAAATAGAGTATGCTTATATTGTGATATAAAAACAAATACATATCTTTGCATCGTATAAAGTGCTGGTGAATGCCCCTGTCGCACCATCAACACTCTAAAAGGATTAAAAAACAATGGCTTGCACCCTCGTTGTGCAAGCCATTATTGTTTTATCTATGTATTAAGGTTATACCAGAACCTTATTGTCTATCTGATTCCTTTTTATAGTTCTAAGGTAAGCAAGAATACAGTCAGTCTCTGCTTTTTCCATGCTTTCTTGGATATATTGCCAATGAAGTGAACCATCGGACTCCACTGGCAAAAGAATTTTTTGTCTGCGCATGCGTTGCGTGTTGAACTTATAGCCGTATGCAAACTTGCGTCTTTGGCATGCTATGGTCGTAGAGAGAAAAAGTAATGTGTGACGATTGTTGTGCTTGTTAGCCTTCCAGCGTACACGCTTCACATCGTCAGAGAACAAAGCTTTATAAGGGTGATAGAAGGCAAAACCGACACTGCCATTATAGTTCACTCCAAGTACATTCTTGTCGAGGCTTTTATTTATGATTGAAGTAAACGCTGTTAGTCCATTATTTGATTCTGACGCTCCAATGAAAGGTGTTGTACCTCCTATCATTTCAGCCTTAGTAAGACGCTTACCATTATCAATAGTTACAATGTCATCAAGGCAGAAGGATTCCCATTTTACCCCCTCGATTTAGATTTATTAACACTTGTACGCTTTTCAAATACTTGTAGTGTAGTTGATAAAATGTCTTCTTCTATTTTTTTCATGAATGAAGACATAAATTCGAAATCTATTTCTCCACTTTCTGTAGCAGGAAGATAAAGGCGGCTTTTTTTCAATCGTGTAAGTGTAGCACCATAACTCCCCCAACTGAATTTTGCAACCAGTTTTTTTATTGCCACGATAAGAAATAGTGCATTGTATTTATCAAGTTTATTGTGGCGTATTATCTGAATATTTTGTCCAGTATAAAAGGAAGTTGGCTGATAGAAGACTGTCTGTGTATCAAGACCTATAGTAATGACATTTCCATTATCCATACAATATCTTTCAGATTGATTACCGACAAACATATCCATACCATTTGTTGTATCAGTACGTGTGATATATGGATAATTCCCCTGTATGTTTGTGAGTTTATTCTTATCTATGCCACTTTGAGTAGCTTTAATGGAAAATTCTTCACCAAATACAAACTCTTTCCAGTTAGAATGTAAAGAATTACCCCCCCCGTTTACATTTATTAACTCTTTTTCTATCAGTCTCTTGCATAATCTTTCTATTGTTGGTTTAAGCAGTTGTTGTTCTTTTTGGCGCATATATGCTTCCATGAAGTCCCAATCGGGTGCACCTCCTGACTTAACAGGTAATTTTAATTTCGATTTAACCATCCTCTTTGGTCTCCATTTTCTCGCATAAGCAAAACAAACCCTTTGCTGCTCTATGCAGCAAATAAGAAACATGGCTATATGTCTGTTGAGTTTATGATGTTTCAGATAAAGAGGATTAACATCATGTGTACATGTAAATCTATGTTTTTGATAATAAGCATACCCTACGGATCCATTATTTGTTACACAAATTGCATTACCAGAAAATATTTTTTTTTCAATAGGTTCGTTCTTTCCATAACCTATTTTTGAGTTTGCTTCTATTAAGGGAAAAGTTGTAAATCCAGTGAAGCCATTGTTAGAATCTGAAGCACCAATAAAAGGAATATTCCCATCCTTTGGACAAGGTGGCTTTTTGTTATAAAACCCTTTCTTTATTTCGAATATCTTGCAAAAATCAAACTCTTTCCATTCTCTGTCGTCCAGTTTATTCATCTTCCTGTCCTCCTTCCTCTATATCATCAAACAAATATCCTCGCCCATGAGTAATCATGTTGAACTCAAAGGTGAGATAATCAGCCATAGTCTTCTCAAAGTCAGCTTCTGTAGGTATCTCATCGTTAAAGTAGTAGAAGGCGTGCAGCCACTCGTCTTCGGCTTCGATAGTTGTTTTTACGCAGAAGCGAGTCTCTGCTTCAGTACGACCAAACCATACGTCGAGTAAATGCTGACGTTTATCTTTCGCAGAAGGTGTTTCTATAAGTCCAATGTGAGGACTTACTACAAAGCCATCGTCTTCAAAATTGATGAATCGGCACTGATGGTTCTTCGCATGAGGTATGCCAGCAGTAAAAACAGCAATGCAAGGATTTACACCTACCCCGTAGAAAGTATCCTTATTGAGCGTTATAACCCCTTCAAGTGTGTGATTTTTTAGGATATTTGTTTTGATATTACTTTCCTCCTTACTCTTCCCTGTAAACGACGACTGAGGAACAATTACTACACAGCGCGCTCCTTCTACAAGAGAATTAAGGAGATGCTCTGTGAAGTTAATCTCGTAGAGTGATGGATTAGCTTTAGACCCTTGTGAGTAGGGAGGATTCATCATTCCCACTGTACAGCCCTTGAGTTGTAGTTTTGAAGGACTCTCACGTAGAAAGTCAAGGTTGTGCAAGTTACTCTTTCCATCGCCACGCAATATCATATTGGTCGTAGCAATGGTGAACATATATGATTGCAGTTCGATACCAAAAAGGCGGTCGCGGCGTATGCTTCGACGCAAAGTTTCGTCATCGGTTTGCTTCACCATTTTATGCATGGCTGCTATAAGGAAACCTGCCGTGCCACAGCAGGGATCAAGCACTTTATCCTCTGTGGTGAGCTGTGCCAGTTCGCAAAAAAGCTCGGTAATATGTTTTGGTGTCAGTACAATGCCAAGTGTTTGCCCATCGCCACCCGAATAAGACATGAATTCGCCATAGAAGCGACCCAAATAGTCTTCGGCAGAGTTGTGATAGCGTATGTTCTTAAAAATGCTCTTATATAGGAACTCGGTGTAGTGTCTTAGTGGAGTTTTACCGAGATTTTCATCTATCTCATTAATTTTTGTTGTATCTTTAATAACTGCAAATTGAGAGATTAGTTTGTCGCGCTTGGTATCAGGAGTTACGTTGGCACGGTAAAGGTTACTTTTTATAGCCTCACATATTTTCTGCCCATCAGTCTTTATGGTGTCGCCTACGAGACTTTCTATAGAAAAAGTCTTGTGTTCTATTTCGCGTAGCGCAAGCAAGATGCCAGATACTACAAGAGGTTTCTGCTCAGTGGTAAGGTTACCATAGTTCCGAAGGTCATTGTGCAGTGTAGCTGCGTCACTTAGAATTTCAGCAGTAGTTTTTTCTACATCTGTTGCTTCTTGGAGAATTTCACGAATATAAAACTCATCGATATTCGATGCATTAAATGATATAAAAGTTTCCACATCTGACAGTTGCTGATAGTCGCCACGGTCGTTGACGAACAGAGGTGTAATGCGGTGGTGCTTCTCGTCACCCGAAATTCCGAAAGCCAACATTTTCTTGTAGTTGGTATGTTTAGCAAGATGTAGGGCGTAGAAAAGAGCACCATTTACTGCAAAGTCTTTTACTGATTTAACGTCTTGTGCTACCACGCCATTGTTTTCGATAATGTGCTGGTCGAGCGAAGCTTTATCTTCTATAACTATCAAGAAATCTTTTACAACACCGCAGTACTCAGGAAAGCCTACGTTTCCTGTTCCTGCTTTTGATGCTGTTTTCAGAGCTTCGTCTATCTCTTTGATGTCAGAACCTTGTGCTGTGAGCTTAATGTCAGCTTCCTTAAGCAATCCATAAACCCATAGGTCGGTATTGGCTTCTTTTCTCTTTGCCATATAATAAAAAATAAGTAATAGCTTTATTCTTTTGTATTCTGTTTGCAAAGATACAACTTTTTATGCTTTCAGACATATCATTATAAGACAAAAAAAGAGGGGTAGCCCATAGCCCCCCCCTCTATTGTTCTTTTGGTAAAGGTGCAGTCTAATGGTCGTAACCATTAGGTGCATCTGTTTTTCAGGCGCAAAGGTTGTACTATTTTTAGATACTCCAAAATCTCGTTTCCAAAAGTCCTCATGGTTCTCCCAATGCCTCGACAATCATCGCTACTTGCCGTGGAGTGAAGACACGTTGGTGGGGCGAGTAGCCGATTGCTTTAAGCCGCTCTGCCAAATCTGGGTAAAGATGTATCCATAGGGAGAGTTTCTGCCATGCTGTGCCTGGCGAGAGATGCGGATTGTAAGCCTGTGCCAGCTCTGTACGCCCATAAGCACGGAGTCGGAAAGTTTCCCCTAATTCTTTCAAAGAAGGGGTTGTACGATTGTTGTGATTGAATAGTTCTTTGTTCATATTTGTTTGATTTATAAAGTTGACAGCCTATCAATACAATTAACTCGTCTACTTGTAGACTTGTTTACTCGTTTACCCAATTACTACCTTATCACTTACGGTGCATAAGTGGGTCACTTTTAAGGCGTAAGTGGGTCACTTATGGTTGACAAGTGAATGAGTAACAAATGAATGGTTAATTGTACTGATAACTTGCTTACTTGTCTACTCGTCTACTTGTCAACTCATCAACTTGTATCACACTACAAAGTTGGCAATTTATGTTCTATTTTGCAAATGGTATTTTTGTCTTACTTGTTTGTGTTGGTAAGATAAAGATTGGGTATGTTGTAATAAGAAAATACGAGATTATATTTTAATTTATACATAAGAATCAGTATCTTTGTAAGATAGTTTATAAGAATTAACTTAAATGATAAAATCGAATGAACAAGACATTCAATATCTACTGCGATGAGAGTACACATCTCATACACGACAGACATCCCTATATGTTGCTGGGTTATGTAAGTATAGCCTATCCACAAATCAGAATAGCCAAAGAAGCTATAAAGAACATCAAGAATAAGTATAATTATAAAGATGAGTTTAAATGGACAAGTGTTCATCAAGCTACATATAAAGTTTATGCAGAACTGGTAGATTGGTTTTTTATGAACGATTTGGAATTCAGAGCTGTTGTAGTAGATAAGTCACAGATTGATGAGAGCCGGCCAGATTACACATTTAATGACTTCTATTATAAAATGTATTTTCAACTGTTGCACACAAAGGTTGACTTCCAAAACACTTATAATGTGTATATGGACATTAAAGATACATGTAGTTCGGAAAAGTTGTCGACTTTAAAGCGTATAATGGATTACAATTCGTCAATAGGTAATCTCCAGTTCATTCGGTCACACGAAAGTGTTTTCATACAGCTTGCAGATGTCCTTATGGGGGCAATTAATTATAATCTGAGAAAGAAAAAAGGCGATGTTGAAGGACGAGTAGACGCTAAGATAAAATTGATAGAAAAGATTCAGAAGCATAGCAATATTTCTCTAAATTGCTCAACACCATTATATCGAAAGAAATTTAATTTATTCTTTATCTCTTTAAAATAGGATATGGGTAGATTTAATATATTAAAGAAGTATCCAGAACTGTTAGAATTAGCTTGCATGGGTGAAACAGATAGAAAGGCAGATCTGCTAAGTATTTTTAAGAGGGATATAGAGGATAACGATAATTTCTCTTTTCGCTCCAGAAAGATATATCCGACAAAGAAAGACGGAGAACCTGATATGGGACGACTTTTTAAGCATCTTACATGTGAGGCTATGAAGGTTGAGGACGAACATGGAAACTTTTATGAGAAACGAGTGTTTGAGATAAATCGCTCTGAAAGACTACATTGGATAAACCACCATGTAAACGAGAATACTCCTGCAAATATTGAAGTGTTTACTGTTGAAGAACGAGATAAAAAAAAGCGTAAGACAAAGAAAACGTATATATATGATGAAGGACAGAAGTATGTCATAGTTTTAGAGCAACAACGGAACGATGCCTTTTATTTGCTTACGGCATATCACTTGAATAAAGACTATGGAGAAAAAGAAATAAAAAAGAAACGGAAGAAAGCACTTTCCACACCTCTATAAAAAACGCAAGACCCGAGATGCATCAGAGGCAATCGGGTCTCGAAACTCCTTCTAACTATAGATGAGCAATGCAAAGGTATGGCTTTTCCTTTAATTTTCAAAGTAAGGAGGATTTTATTGTGAATATTATAACAATATTTAAGAGAAAGTAAAGAGATAACAAATCGATAAATTTAGAAGACTTTTCTTTTAATATTGATAAAGATGTCTATACGTGTGCTGGGAAACACGCTCACCACAGATGCTAAGTCAACAGGAACGCAGGCTCTCGGTTCTGTGCACAAGGAGGAAGAGGACGAGATGAACTCTGATGATCGTGATTTCATTCTTGATATTCTCAATTATGATATGCGACCTATTTTCGCCTCACTTGGCTTCAATGTGGAAGGTGGCGAGTTCGTCTATGCAAAGAAAGACAAGATTAACCCTGCTCAGCAAATAGACATCGTTCAGAAGCTCTCGTCAATGGGTCTTCCGATTGATGACAACTATCTCTATGAAACGTTCTGCGTTGCTAAGCCTGACAACTACAAACAGCTGAAAGAGGAGAAAGAGGCTGCAAAGGCTGCATTCAGACAGCAGCTTGGTATGCAAGACGATGATGATAAGAACAAGAAGCAAGACAAAAACACTGATAAAACAGCGTTCAAACAGCATTTGAGAAGTTTTTTCGGACTCGCCCCAGACAAAGGGGCGCACTTCTGATTGATACGCTCTATTATGGTGAACATTGCTCTTGCTCTGGTCATAGTCATTTCCACAACGAAAGCACAGCTATCTCATTTAATGTTGTGCAGGCTTTTCTACAAAGAATCCATAACAAGCCTGAATTAGCTGAAGGCATTGATTTTAGATTATGGTCGGCTGTCGTTAAAGTTATCAACGAGGCGACTGTGGAGGGACTTTCACAGAGCAATGCTGCAAGTACACATGATGAGGAGTTTTATCGTGCTCTGCGCCATTCTAATGAGGTCTTTGCTGCATTCAAAGTACATTCATTGGCTGGAGAGGTTGCAAAGAACCTGCTGGACAGTGATGGTAAACTAAAACCCTTCCATCAATGGGTAGATGATGTAAAGGGAATTACATCACATTACGTCGGTGCGTGGCTTCGTACGGAGTATGATACTGCTGTTATCCGTGCGCACAACGCTGCAGACTGGCGTGAGTTTGAACGTAACAAGGATGTCCTGCCTAACCTACGATGGATGCCGACGACTTCACCAAGTCCTGAAGGGAGTCATCGTAACTATTGGATGGCAAAGCTTACCTTGCCTATTGATGATCCTTTCTGGAACAATCATCACCCCGGCGACAGATGGAACTGCAAGTGCTCACTTGAAGCTACTGACGACCCTGTAAATCGTCCTGCAGATATGGATGCTCCTCTGCCACAAAAAGGACTTGAAAACAACCCTGGTAAAGATGGGCACACATTCAATGACACTCATCCGTATTTCCCTGATAAGTGCAGTCAATGTTCTTTTTATAAGCCTGGCGTAAAAGGGCGGATTACGACCCTCTTCATGAATAGGAAGAAGGATTGTTATAATTGTCCTTATGTAGATGCTGCCATTCCATCTGAGCAAAGAGAACAGAGACGAAATGAATATCTTGAATATAAAGATAACCCTTTATATAAAGATGTGGAGTTTGATGCCAAGAGTACTGGACTTAAAGCGACACATATTGAACATAGCTTTGATAAGAAAAAAGGATGGTATGAGACAACTGTTCAAGAGGTTGGCTTTCAGAATGGGCATAAAGTAGTTTTGGAAAAGGAGGATCATACTGTATTATTTAAGAAGAATACAGAAGGAACTTGGGATAATATGTTGTTTGAAATTGCTGGTGCAGAAACAGGTACTTCAAATAACATTAGACAAGCTTTGAAACATTGTGCATCGAAGCCTAATACAGAAGTCGCAGTATTGCTATTCCCAAACGATAATTTTAATTATTCCATCTTTGAAGAAGGATATAATAAATTTTATGGACTGAGAGGAACTTCACAATATCGAAAGTTTAAAGTGATATATTGTCTCAATAATAAGGGAATATTGCTAACAAAAAAACCAGAGTAAACACTCTGGCTGGAATGGAGGACGTGTCCTAATAGGGATTAAACGCTCCCTCCACACCACAAATGTAGATATTTATTTTCATTCCACAAAATAAAAAACGAGGAAAATTATATTATGGATGCAAAAGAAATAGAAAGGCGTATCTCACGTGTCAAAGACGAGATACAAAAGGAGGTGACGGATAGACTTCCTCGAAAGGTCGGTGTCGTGGCTGCAAACCACTTCAAGCAGAACTTCCGAGATGGTGGCTTCACGGATGGAGGAGTTCACCAATGGAAACGTACGAAGCGACAGGACGGCAATACGACGGATGCAAAATACTCTCCTCTTACCTCTCGACGCAATCATCTTATGCGTTCAATACAGAGTGAAACATCACCTGGGCAAGTTACAATATCCAATCCTGTACCTTACGCAGCTGTTCACAATGAAGGCGGTACTATCAAAACGCATCCAACCATCACAAAACGTATGCGGCGTATGGCGTGGGCTAAGGTGTATGCACTATCAGGCGTGAAAGGCAAAGGGAAACTTCCAAAAGACTTGCCTTCTGGAGCTAAGATGTGGAAGGCTCTCGCGCTCACGAAAAAGACAAAGATTAATATCACAGCACGCATTCCACGACGTCAGTTCATTGGTGATAGCCGTGAGCTGACAGTAAAGATTAACAAGATGCTTGATGAGAGCATAGAGAAAATAAAAGAACTTGTAAGTAGAACATAAATATGGAACAGACACTCTGCCAACTGATAGACTTTCTTAAAGAGAAAATGCCGTCGCTGTCAGTAATTGACGAAGACTACGGACAACTTGAAAATATAGAGGACGAGGATACTGATATGTATCCGCTAACGTTCCCTGCAGTACTCATAGAAGAAGCGCAGACTGAATGGAGCGATATAGGGCAGCTTGCACAGAAAGGAACTTGTAGGCTTCGCATCCGTCTTATCATAGACTGCTATGATGACACTCACGCAACGAGTGGAACCACACAGGCTGTCAGAGAGCGTAATGAAATGCGACACCAGTTACACCAGCTACTACAGGGAAACTGTCTTGGCACTGATGCTCCTTTGATACGCAAGTCTTCCAAGTTCTTTACTTGGAAGCACGGAATAAAAGTGTATGAAATGATGTACGAGTGTACAGTGTCAGAAATGGTTAAGGAAACAAGGACGGTTCAGAAACCTTCTTTACGCGTGAAGATGGGCGTGAAGGTGTAACACGAAAGCCTGTAAAGAGCGGTGCTTTCATCTGTTTTCCATCTACCGTCTCACCACGTTTAATCATATCACGAATGATATGCAGCACACGGCTTTCAGACAGATAAAACTCTTCATTGGAAAGTATGCGGATAGTGTCATCGAAACGGAGGCGTCGTTCCTCTGTCCAGTAGAAGTAACGCTCAAATAACCTTCTGTTGCGTGCTTCTATCAATTTACTATCTCTTCCTTTACTCATATCTGCAAAATTAACAAATAATCATCTTATTTGCAAGTCTTTACACCTTTTTATCTGCTTATTACAAATAAAAACCGCCCAAATGTGTGTTCGTACACACTAATGGACGGTTTTATTCTTAAACAGGAGTTAGTTAATGATTTTTGTCTGTTACAACCTACAGAAGCTTGGTTCTACGCGTTCCCAAACATTGGTTTTTGGGTTCTTCTGATAGAAGTAGTAGTTGATAGCGTTCTTCTGGACCACATTCGCTTCTTTGAAAAGTGTCATAATCTCTGAATACTCACTATCGAACTTATCCTCCAACTCATACAGCTTAGAGATACTCTTGTAGTCGAGGTCGCCAGCCTTATTGCGCTCAAGCAGTGTCATTGCCATCTGATACATTGGATCGTCCGAACCTTTCTCGCTTTGCTTCATATAACGCTTGAGATAGTCGATTAGACGCTCTGCAGCAAGGTCGGCACGCTCGTCAAAGCCTTTCACCTTATTGCTTGAGATTTCAAGGCGAAAATCGCCGTCAGTAATCGTGTAGCTTCGCTGGTCTGTCTTGCGCACCTGGCCGTACTCCTTCATGATGGCAACGAAGCCTCCAACTTCCTGCTCAAGCCACGCTTTAAAGAGTCCTACTACGTTCGTGATTTCCACCACATTCTCTTTCACCTCCTTCATAAAGGAAGCACGCAGCCCCTCGTAGGTCTCACGGCGTTCAATGCGACTCCGCTTTTCTTCGTCTTGCAACTCAGCGAGTAGCTTAGCACGCTCTTCTTTACTTAGATTCTTAATGTTTACCATATTAATCTGTTTTTTGTTTTCGGATGATCATTCTTATTTTTGTGTTCAAAGCATTGAGATCATCCACTGTCAACGCTCTAAATATTTTTCCTGCTATTCGTGGGTCTTTACAGAAAGCATCTACACGATTCCAATCGGTTGTGTCTATTCCGTATATCTGCAGCTGGTGAAGAACTCCGCTACGTGCCTTGCGTAGGATGTCATACTGCTTACGTCTTCGCTCGTCATAGCCCGTAATATCCTCCATCTGTCTACACATAGCATCATACTCTTTTGCTGACATCTGATGAAGGTGTACTGTTCTGTTTTGTGTAAACTGATAGACCAGCGTTTCCTTGTCAGCACCAGGCATCTTTTTTAGCAGGGTATAAAACCTTGCGTAGTTCCCGACTGCTCCCATAGCTTTTCCTCCTTCCAATCTTTATACGCTTTACGGCCAGAAGCTACAGCCTCTGTAAGATCATCGCTAAGGTCACTTTGACCGAACAATGGTATGCCGTGTACACTCACATATAGCTCACCATTAAATTCCATTACTTGTACGGCTTCACGTGCCTCTGCATCGAGCCGTGCCTGTCGTTTGTTCTGCATTCTGTCGGCACGTTCCTCATGCCATGTTTGCAATCTCTTCTTGAGTTTGTCTAAAAATGTTGCCATAATCTTTTTTTTTTAGTTGACAAGTTTACGGGTTTACAAGTTGACATGTTAATAGTACTGATAACTTGTTTACTCATTCACTCGTCTACTCGTTTACTTACTGATATAATATGTTTGAATTAATTTTCCGTTTCGTTTGATAAGCAGTTGGGTCTGACCATCTTCTCTCATAAGATAGGTGCTTATATCGCTTTTCACTGCTATGTCTTTACGAACATACAACTTAGAAATAAACCAGTCTACAAAGTCTTTCAACTGTTTCCACTCCTCTTCAGTATCTTCTATTCCTCGCAAAGAGTAAGTGTTACTGATGGTCATCTGTAGCTTTAACAGCCACATTGGTTTGTCGTTCGGACATACTGACTTGTATCTTAACATTTCCATAACTATTCTTTTGAAGCTTTCCACTCAACATTAATCACTGCATCAAGCCGTCCGCTGCCTTTACACACGGGGCATCCTTGCTTGTAGCGTTCACGATAGCAGTTTTCCTGCCAGTGGTATCCGTTGCCTTGGCAATAGGTGCACACGTGCCCACGGCTCAAAAAGCGCTCTCCCATGCGCCCTCCAGGGCTCAACAGCCCTGGAGCAATCTCAATGATTCGTCTTTCCTTGCTCATCTTAATATTAATATCTAAAATTTGTAAAATGAATGATTGCCAACGGATTTGATAAATCATAGTTTCTGAACCACGCTTTCCAATCTTTGAAAGAAAGGCCGTCATTTTTTGCAAACATGTATCTATCCATCGATTTGAATTCGTTACCTGACCCATATTCAATAACAGGTAGCATGATATTATTGTCGATAAATATTAGTTTCTGAATACCGACACCCTCATTTGCAGTCAGCTGTGTAATTTCAACCTGTTTGCTCTTATACGGTTCGCCCACCCATTGCCGGATAGACAATACACCTTTACCTGCTTGTATTTCTGCAATACGCTGTTCCCATAGAGAATAATTTGCACGAATAGTATGCAGTTTGCTTATACCGAGCTTCTCCTTAAAAAAGGTTTGTTCTCCGGCATGGAGATGTCCCTTTGGAAAGGTTTTTGATAACATTAAAATATAAGTATTCATTTGTCTATTGTATTACTAATTGCACATTGAAATGAAACTCACGGCACAGCCGTATTATCTGCTTTATCTTGAACGGCTCGCCACCCACGCCGAAGAAGATAACGCGTTCGCGGGTATTGGCCTGTACGCCCTTTTTTCGTAGCCTGTACAACAGGTTGTCTCGCTTGTTTGCCATAGCTTTACTCTTTAGTTTTTCCCCAATATATGTTTGCTCTTTCCTCCCATATCGTGTAATAGCCCTTACTTCCGAAATACCGCCCTTTGCTGATTGCTCGAAACCCACTGACAAATATCTTCAGGCTCGCATCATACATCACGCTTACAGCAGTACGTCCTGCAGGTTTGTTCCCATCAGCCTGACTGACGAAGATGAGCAGCTTGTTGGCATGTCGCTCTTTGAATACCTCGTATTCTGCGAAACTCATGTGCGTATATTGAAAACTGTCTATCACAACGATGTCCGGGCTCTTGTGCCTGCCGAGGCGTGCTGATAGCTGTTCCATATTCTCGCGATCGAGTAATACGAACCGTCGTGCAACGTCCTGCATGCCTGCCGTCATAAAGGCATTCTTCATTGTCAGCGAAGCTCCTTCCTCCAGACTGTCGTATGCAACACGACCGAAGCGGGAGAGTTCCTTACAAAGCTGCAATAAGAAGCTCGTCTTGCCGTTACCACTGTTGCCCCACACGAACCACACGCCATTCTTCTCGGGATGACCGAAGGCTTCCTTCCATTCTCCTTCAAAAGGATAAGTCTCTTTCTTCATGCGCATCACGTCACTCACACTCAGTGCACGACGGAGCACAGGGTGGTCCCGCCGCCACAGCGACTTCTCGAGCTCCTTTATCTTATCGCGAAGCTCAGCATTGGTAGCAGTGAGTTCGGCTATCACCTGAGCTGCATCTTTTATCACTTTAGTCATCATTCTTAGGACTGAGGCTTATTTGAGCACTGTTTTACCACTGTTTGAGTTCCCCTACTTTCGGAGGGGCTGGGGGAGGCTTTAGCCATTAACTTCACTCTATGAATACTCTTTTTCACACGTCGTAGGTCAAACTCAAATTCTTCTGAATCTCTCACCACTTCTGATATGTGTGCCTTGTCAGTTATGCCATTCGCAACACAGACGGCATAGACATCGTGAGCACCTGTACGTTCAAGCTCAAAGAATTTGCGACCGATACGTGAATGAATCTCGTTGTATCCACACTTGTTGTATCTCAGTCCCATTGTCATACGACGCTTGATATAGCTTGTAGAGAAGAAGACGATACCACACTTATCCTCCAAACGGTTGTACAAGTCAATGAAGTAGTGAAATACACGCTCTGGCAACTTGTCCGCCTCGTCAAAAAGAAGCATCGGTGCCTGCATCTGAATCAGATCATCAATGATTCTGTCAAGCAGTTCTCTGATGCTGTAACCTTCTGTACGCTGACCGATACGGCGTGCAATCTCACGAATGAAGTCGCTCTTCTTCATATCTTCTGAACAGAGAATATAAAACACCTCGCCATGCTCACTTGCATACAGCTTAGCTGTGGTTGTCTTTCCGCAACCTGCTTCACCAACTACCCACGTAACGTTCTTGACTGTTTGAGCATCGTTCATAGCGAACACCATCTCTTGAAAGGCTTTCGTCTCAACGACTTGCCAGTCCGTACCTGCACTTGTGCCAAGCTGCGATGCAAGGTTGCGCCACATATCATCAGATATATTTTCCCATTTACCCTGCAAGATGCTGCTCACTGTTGCGCTACTTGTTCCTGTAAGGCTCTGTGCTGCCTTATTCTGACTTGGATACTTGCTGACGTATTGTCTCAAGCTCTCCTGTATCTGTCCTTTTTCGTTCTTTGTTAGTTTCATATTGTTGTTCTTTTTATTAATTGTTCTTGGTTCAGTGAGGCATTGCCTCGCTGCTTATAATTACCTTATCACTTTCAGTGCATAAGTGACCCACTTTTGATGTATAAGTGACCCACTTTTGATGCGTAAGTGAATGACTTATCATCAGTTTCTTTATAGTTTTCCTGCCGTTGCTGCCATATCAACCTTAACAGGTGTAGTAATGTCTTGTTCTTTATTCTCATTTACCTCATCGCTCCAATCGGTCAGACTAATATGCTTGGCTATCTGTCCCAATGTGAATCTTTTAGGTGGCTGTGAGTATAGGGCAAGTCTTGATTGTGCTTGCTCCTGCTGCTCCTTGTTAAGTCCCTTCAGCTTCGGATAGGTGAGTCCGTTCTGCTCAGGGTCAGTACCGTGAGCAATAGCGATGCGCCTGCCTGCTACTACACGTTCAATGCGGTCGTTCTTACCTGCTTCGATAGCTTTGTGTATCTGCGTCTTCTCCTCCGCACTCTGATCTTGCAATGCACGGTGTATCTCCCAGTAGGGACGTGCTACGGCTGAAAAACGTTTTCCACCAGCAAGGTCAATCGCATAAAGATTAACAGTGGTCATGTCGTTGGGATCATATTGAACATAGAACTTTTCCCACGTATGCAGCTTGCGCCATTCCAAGTCTGGCTCTCCGTTCTTGAATACCTCCCATGTATATTTCTGTTTTTTCACCTCAATAGTGATACCCTGATCGGTAAATGTTGCGGGCTTGTTGTGCATAATCCAGAACATATCAACCATGTCTACTGCTGTTACAACAGATGTCTCTTCATTTACGCTGCTTTCATATACTTCCATTCTGCTTTTACCATAGATGGGGTGCTTCATGGAGTTCCACTTCTGCCGTGCTTCTGCATAGATAGCTTTCAGTTCGTCTAATGTAGGCAAGCTCTTCTTATTGGCTTCCATGCTCTCAAGGTTGGGCCGGCTGCTGGTTTTCTTTGCAGTGATGTTCTGACCCGTGAAATTGTCATACTGGTGGAGAACCTGCTGTTGAAAACGTCCGAATATGGCCTCAATCGTTTTGGAAGAGCCGTTGTTTGGCATTGTGGCACGGTGGATATGGCATATTTTGTCCAAGAATCCTTTTCCATTTGAGTTCGGCTGAACCTTGTTTAGTTTCTTATGCCCGCCTTGATTATCATGTACAATCTCGTAGGGCTTGTGTCCGCTGGTCTGAATAGCCATTCGGAAAGCGTGATATTGCGCCTCATAATCCTCGGAATCACTTATCCAGTAGCCCAGCATTACCTCACTCATGGCATCAATCACCTCATAAACTTGTGTCGTACGCACATTTCCTTCCTTATCCTGATAATACAGGTTCAGGCGTGTTCCATCACCATACCAAAGCGAGTCACGGCGTGTCGGGAGTTTCGTTCTTTGCTTCCTGCCGAATTTAAGGCGGGCGGCATTCTCGCCATGCACGGCATCATACCATAGTTGCTCATTCGCCGAACTGTACAGCCATCGTTTCATGCCAGGAAGGCTCTTCAGAGGCTTCCATCCATTCTCTATAGCCCGACGATTCGCTTCTTCAAAGAGCTGCGCATCCGTATAAACAGGAGTCCGGCTGCGCTTTAGTGCGATGAGAAGAAGTCCGAATTCCTTAGTAATCTTCACCGTATTACGGTTTCCGACCTTACCACTGATAAGACTCTTGTACCCGTCAGCCTTGAAAGCCTTAATCTTCGCCTTCAGACGTGCCTGGTTTTGTGGAAGAGTATGGTGATATTCCTCACGCATAGCTTCAGAACTCTTATAAATAACGTCCCATGCTCCTGCAGTGCTACCGTTCAGGCTCTGGCGGATTGCTCGGCGCTGTGCCATCAGCTTCAGCAACTCTTTCAGCACACTGGCATTAATGGTGTACTCTTCGATGAGTTCTGGAGTTAATTTAGTCAATTCACCATTCATCTCATATTTGTAGTCTGTGTACCAAGTGCGTGCATCACTATCCAGTTTTACACGGTCACGCACCATAGCTTCCTTCATACGCTGTTCTGGGTCACCGTATCGTTCCATATACCGAACCTTGTATTTCTGAGGAATGGAACTCCATGCGTAGAGTGCCTGACCGCCCTCGCCACCTCCACGGTGTACGCTGACGATATTTCCACGGCTCATGTTCTGACGTAATGTTGCAGCTTTTATAACTGCATCACTACCTCCAGTTAGTTCCGCGTAGGTTACGCACAATATCTTGTTGAAGTATTCCATCCCAAATATAGTTATAAGCTCATAGCTATCAATTCAACTTCACTCTGCAGCTCCACGAAGGCAGGTATGTTCATATCTTGCTCTCGACGTGTCACAACTCCATCAACAAACACACTTACACTACCATCCTTGCGGTCTACAACCAATTTCACTCGCTCACCGAAGGTCTGTGTCATTGTCTGTTCTGCTTCCTCGTGAGTAGTTTCAACGTCAGCCTGTTTCCAATTAGGAGTTCCATTCAGCTGTGTTAGTGCTGTAAAGCGAATCTTCCTTGCAAGCTCGCTGTCACTTTTGAAGTTCAGAGCCTTCCATACCATTACTGTGGTGCAGTTAAAGACTTCACACAAGTGAGCTTTACCTTTCTTACTTACATAGATTTGTTTTTCCATAATTCCTTTCTTATAATGTTATTATTGTAGGCGGTGAGGAATCGAACCCCAGTCGCTCCGATGCTTTTAATTCCGTGTCCGCTACCATTCGGACGTAGCCGCCTTTTTGTTATCTACAATCTACAACCTTTATTTATCTCATGTCTTCTAAGAGCCGCAAAAACCATATTCCTAATAGAAAGGCATGCCCAAAACGCCTCGTCAGTAAAAGTAGCATCAACGCTCTCCCCTGCATGACGCATGTCACTGATTACCTCGCTGAGTGCTCCATGCAGCATATCTAACTTCTCATTACTAACTTTGTCTAAAAGATTCCCTTCCATATTCTCTTATCTAAAATTTGCAAATCACGCCCCTTTTTTGTATCTTTGGACGCTGTTAATAAACTTAACACGCTGCAAAGATAATACGCAAATGCGAATAAACAAAATTATTTCGCAATTATTTTACGCAAAAGCGCAAATTATTAAACAAATGGATATCAATAAACGCTTTGAAATTATAATAAACTCTGTTTACAATGGTAATCAGAGTGCCTTTGCAAAGGCTATTGGAGTTACTCCTACAGTGATTGCCAACGTAGTAGGGGCAAGGCAGGGCAAGCCTTCTTTTGACGTAATATCAAAAATATGCGCAAATGCGAATATATCTGCGGAGTGGCTTCTCACAGGCAATGGGGATATGCTCAAACCCACAACAGAAGAGTCACAAGTAAAGGTGAAGCCTATACACCAACCTCGCAGCATAGAGAAAAAAGAAGATACGCAAGTAGTATATCTCTATGACTTTGAAGCTACTGCAGGACTAAAGGCTCTCTTTGACAATAACAAGCAGAACATCATTGACACTATCAAGATTCCCAATCTTCCCAAGTGCGATGGGGCAATCCATATAGTTGGTGATTCCATGTATCCACTCCTCAAGTCTGGTGACATTATATTATATAAACAAATGCCACTCGATATCAATAATGTTCTTTATGGAGAAATGTACCTCCTTTCTTATGATATCGATGGAGATGACTATATTGTGGTAAAATACATCCGTAAGTCAGATAAGGGTGAACCATTTATTACGCTCGGATCGGAAAATCCGTCTCACTCCCCACGTGACATTGACTTTCGTCGTGTTACAGCTCTTGCGCTCGTCAAAGCCTCTGTACGTATCAACTGTATGATTTAATAAACTATAAACCTTTAACAATAAAAACAATGAGCTACAAAAAATTTAATTTAGATTTTCTCAATGAGAGAATTTCTACCCAGTACACTGACATGAAAGGAATAGTTGCTATTGATGGACACAATTTTAGCGACTTATGGAAAATGTGTACTGATAATGGCGTGGATTTAGAAAAATGGTTCTTAGTTGGTTTGGAATGTTATGATTTCGAACCTCTCGGCAAACGAGATCTTCATGCGATGGCGTATGTTATAAAAAATGAGGATTTGGAGAAATCACACGATGAAATAGCCAATAGATTGCAGAATACAGGTGATTCTGAAATTCATATCAAGCGATTTACCATTCCATATAGCCAAATGGCAAAATACATCAAGCGCATTCAGATAGGACTTGTCTCAGAGTTGTCAAGTTCTATAAAGAATGTCACCTTCATTGATGATGAAAACGAATAAAAACTCTATCTTAGCTCATTTCTGCAATCAGAGACAAATTCTTTAATTATATATAACCAATCACCAAGAGCATCTGCACACGTCTCGCATGGATGCTCTTGAATACTCTCTTCCGCATATTTGAGCATTAATTCAAATCTGAGTAGCGTACTTTCTTTGCCTGCACACATAACTTCTTTGCCGACATACTTACTTAAACCGTCATACTTCATACAAAACATCTCTTTAAATTTTGTACACGCATAATGCCTTCAAGAAACTACGATAACTTTGTTGTTACTACAAAGGCACAAATATTTGTAACTTCCTTGCCTTCTTTGGCAAGTTCGTTTATTTGTTTCCAAAACTCATCTGGGGTGGTCGCAGTTACCTGTGCCACCTCAAAACTCGCATCAAAAGATATATTGCTCTTGCCCATACATACCTCCTTGTGAACCACACGCACACTTTTTAATGATTTTATACCGCAAATATAAGCAAAAAGCCCGATAAACAGGGCGTTCTGCAAAACATCGATTTAAGATAATAGGGTAATATGCCCCATAGCATTGGAATATGGGAGGGGGTAAAAACGGCAAAAACAAGTATAATCGGTAATTTTCGGTTATTGTTGGAGGGGTCAATTCAACCATATTTATATAAAAAGTGTCACCCCTAATGTCACCCCTCGTTACACATTTCGTTTTTCACTGTCACTCCAATCGTCACTCCTAATGTCACTCCAAAGCCATTTTTGACTCTAAAAACACACCTTTTATGACCCAATAAAACGCAAAAACGGCTTCCAACCGTTCAAAAACGTATTGAAAGCCGTTCAACTATCGTTCAATCAGTGTTTTAGCTGTTCAGATATACCCTTATTTTGTCACCTTTGAGCGTATAAGCTCACCAGCCCTGATACAAGCCTTTTTGTTCAGAACAACCCCTCCCTTGCTCAATCCTACACGCTCCAGCGAACTTTGCTTAATACCTATCTCCTCAGCTGTAAGAACGCTGTAAATCGCAGGAATCGAACCAAAGTAATAATTCTTCCTCCCTTTCATCAATTGTACGTGTATAACCTTTGTCAT